AGGGTTCATGTGAACCATCATGCTGTCGCCGTATCTGCCTTGTTGAGCCATCTGCTCTGCCATAGGCTGCATTGGGAACGGGGGTTGTTGATTCATCATTAGCTGGTCTCCACTCCAAACATATTGAAGCTAACATTTGCTGCACTTGCGTAAACCTTTACGACATCTGATTGTGCTAAACAGATCCCAATTACAACTGTTCTACTAGTCGTTGCTGCTAGGTCTTCATCATAAAAAATAAATTGTTTGTCATCTGCTGTAGCGCCGCCGACATGAATGCTGACCCGAAACGTGATCCCAGAGCCACCCCGGTTGCAGATCACCAAGGAGCTGACGGTTGTTTGTGCTAGGTCAGGGACGGTATACAACGTGGTTACGGTCGTTGCACTGACATCAGCCTGCCCCAAAACCTTGATAACGTCTGTCACGAAGCACCCATCAAAAGGAACTGAAAACGCCGCATGGCAAGTGATCCGGTCTTGTCATTTTGCGTCTTGGCAACAAGCACCTCGTTTTCGATCTGATCTAACGAAAGCTCAATCGTCCTTCGAGTGATAGCTTCTCCGCTAGGATCATAAACTGGTGAAGGGATCGGTAATGTTGTCTTTCTTGTCGTTGCCATTAGCGTCTTCCGTCCTGCCTCATGTCAAACCTCAAGCTACCTAGCCGCCATCCGTATCCCGATCCAGAGCTTTCCACCCTTAGCACGGTGTGCCTAGCCCTAGCCCTGATGTGATTTTGCTTTGTCGAAGAGGTAACACTTGATGTCGCCAGAGTGCTTGGGTCTTCCAACGGGAAGTTGCTCCCTTTTACCGTCAAGTCAATTGCCGCATCACCCGTAGCCCCACTAAACTTAAAGTCAGGCAGTATCCGGCTAATCATCATAAACCGCTCGCCATCACCGATCTCCAAATCACCCGACTCAACAAAAGCCGTCATTGCTGATCCATCATCGTCATGGCCCACCTCATGCTCAAACAAGTAGTTCACCGCAGAGTTACTATCAACGCATGTTGACGCTATCGGTTTGTTCCTCACTGAAGCACCGGCCCATGCCCCTCTCTCTAGGGTGCCAACAGACCAGAGGTTGTCTGCGTAGTTGTACGAGACATAGTTTGTTATTTCTGTGTTACCTGTGCCTACAGGGTAAAACCAAATCACCTCAGAGAATGCGTTGTTTTCGGCTGCAAATACCTTGAAGGCTTGGTCTTCATTTAGGTTTGAGAAAACATGTTCTTTTACCGTACACGGCAATGGTTGCACTGACCCGTTGTAAACGTAAAAGCCACCTTTATCCATAAAGAAAACAGATCCCCTCGCGTTCACTGCCGCCTTTGGCGATATCATGGATATATCTGTGCTCAACGTTGAAAACTGAAAGGTAAAAGGCGCTCCCACAAAGCGCATAGAGTGAAGGCTCGCATCAGTCCAAATCAGTATTTCTTGCCTAGCCTGCACAGCACCAATGATTTCTGAGCCAGCATTAATTCTTACACCACCAGCCGTATTAGTGGCTGTTGGTGTCCAATCTGCCGCATTTTGTTGATCTGAGAAACGAACAAACAATGGGTCAATATTGCTGGAGCCTATCGGGTTTGAGCCAAAAGCAATCACATGCTGATCGATGTCAGAGACCATTACCTGCAAAGCGACAGTTGGAACATTGGAGGCACCACCTAAAGCTGTCGCATTAATTGCTCTAGCCCCTGTGCCAGATGACTCGTCCCAGTAATAAATTCCACCGCCTCTAACGTTGAAGATCAAATCTTCGCCAAAGTTATCTTGGCTGATTAATCGAAGCTGATTAGCCGCAGCGACACTGCTAGAGCTACCCCATGTACCGAAACTCCAACTACCAGCCCCGAACCCAGTGCCTTGCACAAACGCATTTAGGCCAGTATTAATTTGATATGCGCCAACAACAGAGCTACCGCCATTCCCAGAGTCACTGGAGTTGGCAGTTACCTCCGCACCACTCGTGTCTTTCGCAACAATTGTATAGGTGCTTGTAGTCGGTACTGAGGCTATCTGGTATTCCTGGTTAAGCACCGCAGCAATAATATTGCCACCTAGAGATGCAGCATCGCTAAACGTCACAAAGTCATTTACAACAGCACCATGCGCCGTGTCAGTCACAGTGATTGTTGAAGACCCATTAGTCGCAGCAAAGGTAACGTCACCTGCTGAAGTTGTGGACCGCAACGGCGTTACGTCGTTTAGGGTATTACCCTCAGTCACATAAAATTTTAAGTTAGTACCAACCCCAATGTACTTTATAGACTCAAGAGACGCCCAGTTGTGTATTGACCTTGCAACACCAAGAAACGCTGACTGAACCAGCTTTTGCCATCCTCCGATCTTTTCAACCCTCCCTTCACGGAAGCGGATCTTGTCGGAGTCAAACCAGCCTGAATCTGCCGTGTACTCTGTGCCCTCTTTATTGACACCAGGTGCAAACTGTATTTTTGCTAAAGGCATTACTAGAAAAAACCGCCCAAGCCACCCTGCTGAAACAGTTGGTATTCTGGCTCTGGTATCATTGATCTAGGAACACCATAGTTTGGTGTAAAGCCTCTGCCTTGGTACATCGTGGGACTGCCAAGTCTTGACGGCAACGCAGGCTGGTATCTAGGCATGGGTTGTGGTCTAGGCATGGGCATATATCTGTCATTACCGGGGAACCCACTTCGGTATTGAACACCTCCATATGTATCTCTAGGCATTGGCATAGGCTGTTGAAACCTTGGCGGAAACCGGGGAGGGAACCCACCATATCCAGGCATTCGCCGGGGAGGGAAATTGCCATATCCAGGCATTGGCATAGGCTGAGGGAATGGTTGTTGAAACCTTGGCGGAAACCGGGGAGGGAAATTGCCATATCCAGGCATTGGCTGCGGCTGCGGCTGCGGCTGAGGGAATGGCTGAAATCTACCCGGAGGTAACACTCGACCTGGAGCACGATATTCCATGTTGGGAATCCGACCCGCTTCAACTCCCCCTTCTAGAATGTCTGGAATGAGAGGAATGTAATCCTTTCCAGCTATCGGGGGCGAACTCCCCTTCAAAAAATCCCCAAGCCCCCCGAGTGCTGCCGAACCTAACTGTTGCTGCCGCCGCACTCCACCACGATCAATTAGTCCCTGATTTTGACCATTAAACGGATCGAAGACCTTGAATTCTTCTTGGGGTATTGTCGTTCTTCGCTCCATCTCCCGCATTGCGACTCCGCCTCCGATTTCGTATGGGGCTTCCCCAGGACTTACGCCTTTTGTCCTCGCGCCGGGCATACTCAAAGCATCTGGTATGAAATAATCGTGATGCGGCTGGGGCTGTGGCTGAATATAAGGCTGGGGCTGTTGCATACCAAACTTATACCCACCTTGGGGCATTGCACCCCCCATGCCAAAACTACCACTAAATTGCTGATTTTGACCGAATCCGGCTGGTTGATAAGGGACAGATTGACCGCCGCCTTTCCCGCCACTTGGTGTACTTCTTGCCATTATTGATACTCGCCTGTCCGAATCATATCCGTGACTTCCACGGCCCTGTTGCCTACCTGCTCGCTCCACCGACTGTCCATGAATTCGTCAGCCGCAATCTCATATTGACTCCTCGACATCGCGGCCAGCGCATTCACGAATCCCCGCAATTTGGTCAGACCAATGTTGAAGCAGATATCGACCATTGCGTCACGTCGAACCTCATCAAGCCGCGCAAACCACGGATAACTTCGCGTCAGTTCATCTTGCACCCTCTTGATATCATTCACCAAAAGATAATCCACCTCATCCTTTGACAGCCCAAGCCCACCTTCAGATATGTTTCTGCCAACTCCAATCGTTTCGTATCCTTCAGAGCACACGTACACTTTATATCGAACGCCCTCATGTAGCCTCAGCATTTGAACCAGCTTACTCATTTCTCTCTACTGACCCCTTTGGTTTTTTCATAGGATCGCATTGCTCCAAGTCCTAGGAGTCCAGTCATAACAGGCATCAACAACGAAGGATCAACCTCCGGCACATCAAACCATATAGCCAGCACTTGGCTGATAATGACGTTATACGCTAGGCCAAATCCGCACGTCCAGCCGATAAAAGGACGCCACCCAGCCACGAACAGCGACTTATGAGCAGCCTCTATCTTGTTGATTTCTAACTGACCTTTCAATGCTTCGTGCGAATGTCGCTCAGACATCGTGGCGATTTCATGCGCGAGAGCAGCCTTCTGGTCCTTGTCCTCCACAAACTTGTCCAACAACCCAGATACCGGCCCTATCAATGCATTGACGATACTCATTTGCTATTCCTGTTTGACCAAGCCTGCGCCCCAAAAAATGCTGCCAGAATTCCTGCTACGGACACAAAGTAGACCGACGCCATATCACCAAGGATTTTTGCTGCTTGCTCCAGCCCTACCCACGCGGAACAAACCACCA